GCGGCAAGGCCTCGCGCATGGTTACTGACCTGCCCCAGTTTGCCTTTAATGTCACGGTTAACAAACGTGCCGTTATTCCATACAGCACCGTTGCTGTACTGTTCAGCGAGCTGAACCCAGCGTTCTGTGCCAGCCAATTTGCCTGCCACTATTGGCGCGGCAGTAACCGTGTACGGCTTACCCATTCTCGTTCTCTTTAGAAATAAACATACAGGCCGTGTGTTTGTTACCAAACAGCGTGCTCAGCCATGCCATTAGCCCAGCTGCGACAGGTACAGACAGGGCAATAATTTGTGGGTCTACGTTGTATTTGTTTGCAACGTAACTACCCAACGCCAACACAGCGCCTTTTAAGGTTTGGTCAGCTGTTTGTAATTGCGCGTTTTTATCCATTACCTAATTAAAGCCGCTATTTCGTCATCTGTTAGCCCTAGGCCTGCAAGTTTTACAAGTGCGCTGTTGCGTGCGGCTGTTGCTTTAGTAGCTGTTTCTGCAACTTTTTTTTCTACGGCTTTTTGTTGGGCGGCTGTTAAAAAGGTGCGGTCAGGGTCAATGCCCAGCCAGATTACGCCGTCGAGTTCAATGCTGATTGGTTCGGCGTGGCCTAGTTCTAAGGCTGCGGCCCGTAGCGCGTTTAGGTTTACGGTCATAGGGCAACCACGACAATACTGCGGTTAATAAAACTGCTTGTGCCTGCGTTAGTGCGGTACTTCATAGTGAACGTGTTGCTACCTGCGGTGACGGTCATAAGGTTGGCAACACCTTGGCGGCTTTGTGTAGTGCCGGGGTCGTCGCCTGCCTTTACGCAAGTGTCATCACTTGCAGCTCTAGTAGTTGCGCCGCTAATTGCAAAATCTGCAAAAACGTAGCGGCCTGCAGCGGTAGAAACTTCTGTGTTAGTAAACACCAAAACTTGTGTCCCCGTAGTCAACGTGACTGCCGGGCCTGCCGTTGCCAAATCGGTGTAACTGGTGCTGCTAGTGCTCTGTGCCGTTGCGACTGTGGCGGTGGAGGTGGTCAACGCGCTAGGGCCGACAGTAGCCCAAGCCGCCCCGTCGTAATACTGCACAACATTTGTGCTTTCCAAATAACATAGTTGGCCTTCCGCAAGCGCCTTGTTAGCGCCGCCAAATGCTGCATCGCGCGTAACAGTAGTAGCGAACACGGGTACACCCGTGCGAGCGCTCTGATTTTGTTGGTCTGCGGTTAATATTTGCGCCGCGGTAAACGTAGGTACTGTAATCTGTGCATTAGCGCCCATACGGTCAGCCTAGGACATTTTCGGCATTTAGCGTGCCATACACCAAATCGTTTAGAATGAGCTGGTACACGATTGTTGTAGGGGCTGTAAAGAATGTGGCCCTATGACCGTTATTAAAATCTATGACATGCTCGACACCCTCAACGCTTAATTCTTGGGCAAATGTGGTCGTACTTGACCCAGACGTAAAAGTTTTGTCTATGGTAATTGTGTCGCCAATGTCAATAACGGCTACCGCGTCACGTTGCGCCGTAGACAGGCTGGCAAAAGTGGTACTTATGTCTGTGTAACGGGCTGCAGGTTCACCGTCTAACAAGTAGCTGGCTGCGGTATTTACCTCGCCCTGTATGTGCAACAAACTATTTGTAATACTTGTGGCCTGAATAAAATACTCTAAAACGCTTGCCGCGTCAGTATCGGTAGACGTGTTGGCGTTTAATGCCGTGACAGTCGCCCGGTTAACTACTTGGTCAGCCTCAAAGGTTATGCCAACGGTGTCATACGGTGTGTCCCCTGTGTCAGCAAAGTCAACTACAGGGCCTGAAATGGTTTCTCCTATGCGGTTGTCAAACGTAAACACACCCTCACGCGACATAAACAGCCGCCCAAATTCTGCCGTGTCGTTAATCTGCGACAAGTAAGCCAACACGTTTGTACCTGCAGGCACCGTGTAAGCAGCTGCATGGCCTAGGTTGACTGTTCCGGTGGCAATGTTTGTTGTAAGCGTGTAGTTGACCTCTGGCAACGCCAAAACGGTTGTTATGCGAGCGCCTGACAGTTCAGCAGTCACGTTTAGTTCGGCTAGTACGGTTTGTGCCAGCAAATAAAACTGGTCATTACAAAACACGCTGACGGTGTTTAGACCGCCTAAATTAAACGTGTAGTCATAGTTAACTATGTAACCCACAAATAGCAAATCTGCGTTATTGCTATTGTCGTACCGGGTAAACTTTACCTGCCGCATAGGCGCAAGACCCGGTTGACTGTTGGTTGGGTCGTAGTACGGGCTGGCGGTATCAAAAGGGTTAAAAACGCCGCTGGCAAATGTGTCATCTAACGTAAACGTCATTACACCAGCGCTAAATTGGTCTCCTACGTCGCGTCTGCCGCGTCTAATGTTGACATTTTGCACACCTGTTGTTACGTCAGCAAATTCTGTTGAGCCGTTTAACACAAACTGTGTGTTGTTCAATACGCCTTGGGTTGAACTGTTTAAGGTGAAAGCGTCTTGTAAAAAACCTGTGTCAATTTCTAATTTGTAGTTGCCTGATTGGACTACAGCTGTGCCAGCCATTAGGCAACCTGAATGTTTGCCGGGCCTGCAGATCGGTTGTAAGCCCTAATTGCGTTAACTACGGCCTGTCCTATTTCGGCGCTTGTCGAGAGGCCGCCCATAACGTTTACGGTGATGCCGCCGCCGCCACCCATACGGTTTAACGGGATAACTGCCTCTGGGCCTGACTCGCCAATCATGGCAAGTGTTGGTTGTGTAACAATGCCACCTGCAGCTAAGCCGGGTATGCCCTTCAATGCACCACTAACAAAACCGCCCAATGACCCTAAACCGGGTATCTTGCCTAATGCACTTATCAGCTGACTGATAAGACCTAGTAACACTTTGATTGGTCTTATCAAAAAGAAGTCGAACACATTGCCAACTATTTTTAGTGCGTCAGTAACAGCGCCAAACCGTGTTTCTAAAATAACAAACGCTGCCACTAAACCAGCTATGGCAATAATTGCTAAACCAATCGGGTTAGCCGACACAATAAAGTTAAACGCGGCTTGTGCTGCTGACGCAATAATTAGCGATGCCCTGTAAATCTTAATTGCTGTATTGGCAGCTAAGACCGCTACTGACAGGCCGCCAATTACGCCAGCAAAAATAAGGATAATGCGTGTGTTTTCTTGCGCCCAATAGGACAGGGGTAGCAATGCGTCAATAAGTTTTTGCAGGATTGGTAGCAGGGCTGCGCCAATGCTTTCTTTGGCTTCGTCAAATTGTATTTTTAGGTTTGCCATTTGCCCGGCTGCCGTGTTGGCTGCGTCTGCAGCTGCACCGCCTGTGGTGGCTGCAAGGCCTTCCATAACAACGTCGAAGCTTGCGCCGTCTGCAATCAGCGGTATCAGGCTTGCATCAAGCGCTTTAAGGCCTTTCATGTTGCCGTTGTAGGCCTTGCTTAATGCGTCTGTAACCGTTCCTAAGTCTTTACCTGTGCTAGCGCTAATGTCCAAGGCCTGTTGCAACAATTCTTGGCTAAACGTCAAATCACCTGTTGACTGAACCAACGTGGCGAGAGCCGGGCGCAAAGCGTCATCAGCGGTTGCAGTAGCCCGGCTAAGGCTAGAAATAAATTTTTCGTTAACGTCTATTGCGTTTTGCGTTGCGTCAAGTGTTGACCGTTTAATTACACCTGCTAATTGTTCTTGCGCGGCTGCATCTTCCATAGCAGCCTTAGTTGCAACACCTAACCCAGCAGCTAGGCCTGCGATTGCGGCAGCTGCAGGCAACGCGGCTTTCTGTAATGCAAACCCGGCCTTAGCGCCAGCACCCTCTAACGAATTAAACTCTTTGATTGCCTTGTCAATGCCCTTGCTGTCAAATTCGCTAATAATCGGTAAGAGAATTCCCATTAGATTACCTTTTTACCGACAGCAACCATTAGGTCGTTTACTACTTCACGCATGTTTTCTGTGACGGCAGCATTGTTTTTCTCAAACGTAGGCCACATGACGCGTGACGGTTGCCCAAACAATGCGGTCAACGCGTCTGCAAACCTGCTGCCGCCGCCTTTGCCAGCCATGTCAATAATTGCTGCTGCAGGGTTTTTTTGTATGATGCTGATAACAGACGTGGATTTTTTGCTTGTGTTTACTTTGAGTGTTACGCCTTTGCGTGCAGCGGCCTGATTGTATGGAAATAGTTGGCGGCCTCGCTGTTGCCATGCTCGAGCCATGCCAGACAGCAGTTGTGCTGGGTATTGGGCTTTCATTGCGTCAGTTGCAGGTTTAACGACTTCCTTTGCCCGGGCGTTAATCGCCTTGCGTAGCTCTGGGTCAATGTTGCGTAACTCTTTAAGCGCTTCTTTGACACCGAACACGCCAACTGATGTTGTGGTTGTCATTGTTTAGCCGCCTTGTTTAGGACTACTACCACAGTAGCCAAATCGCGTGTATCAAACGGGATTTGGTTAGGCCACCAACCCGTTGCTACCAAAACTTCGGCTAGTTGGCGGCGGTAGCTGCCGCGCCCGTAGGGTTTGGGTCAGTTTGGTCTACTGCCTCGATTTCCATGTCAGGGTTTTGTTTTAACCATTCTTGCGCGGTGGCCTGTGCAATTAACCGACCGGATTGCTTAAACATGAAAAACGCCCAGCTAACCATGTCACCCATTCCAATGCCGCGCCCGTCAGTTACCTTGCGGTTTTCTGTTCGTTCCCATTCAGCAATACACAACAGGTTGGTCATTACCTCTACGGGTTCGCTACCGGGTGTTACCGTGATACGCAGTTTTATTTTCATAATGCCTTTCTGTCTATTTAGTTTTAGGTCTTAGTTATGGGGTTACGTCTGCGGTGTAAACACCACCTTGAAAAACTACGTCTACGCTTTGCAATTCACCCAATGAGGCGTTAATAACAGGCAATTCTGCCAATAGCGCCCCGGTTAAAGTAAAGCCGGGGTTGGTGGCGCTGTCTGCTGCAGTTGTGGGTTTAACAATCACGGTGGTGGTTGTGCCTACCAGCGTTGACAATGTTGCATACGTTTCTGATGCTGCGTAGGTCAATAGCAATGTCAACGTTGCTTCGTGGTCTCCAAGGCCTTTAACGTAGGTGCGGTCAGTAGCGCCAAACGTGGTGTTGTCAAGTGGCTCAA